AATGCATTCACTGCAACTACATTGTTTACATACTTCTATTTCTTTATTCTCATTATCTATTACTTTAGTTAAAGCTATTCCACAATGAGAATCATATCCACAGTTTTTACACTTATTCATTTACCTACTTTCTTCATTGCAGCAGTATGTGCTTTTTTAAAAGTAGTACCTTTTTTCATTTCACTTCTCATAAAAGACATATGTTTTTTAGTGTGATGAACTGAATGTTTCTTTAAAGTGTCAGTCTGACGCTTCGTCAGTTTCTTCAACTTAGATGATTTTTTCTTCGGCTTTAACAATTTTTTTTCCTTTTTGAAAATTAGGTATTACCTAACTTTACCGCCCCTACGTCTTTTAACAGCACCGCCCTTAGATTTGTACTTAGTCTTCTTAGCCATGCCACCACCCATACGTTTTACAACACCGCCTTTAGACATATATTTAGTTTTTTTTCTTCCTGCCATTTTTCTTCTCCACATAAAGATTGTTAAAAGTAATATTCGGATTCATATAACTATTATCTATTTCTGCTGAATGAATATACTGACTTGGTGCAAAATCTGGTGCGCCTTCTCCAGTAACCCACAAAGCAGGATTTGTAACTCTAACTCTATTATTCGGTAATGCTATTATATTTCCTGTATATTCTCCAGCATCTATAAGTTCTAAAACATGTGACTGTTTATGTTGTGCTGGATCATCGGCTATAGCATTATCTGTATAATCAACTGTAAACATGTATCTTCCTGTATAAAATTCTCCATCTATTTTACAAAGCCAAGGACTTGATGATACTCGATCCATTGCAATAATTGTATGGTTTCTTGAAGAGCAGTCCCAAGGTTGGGCTAGGTGAGTTTGCATTTGTTCAGGCCATTCTTCTAATTCAGTATCAGCTATTAAAGCTGTTATTGGCATTCTAGCCCACATTGCGCCACCATGTATATTCTCTTCTTCATCACAGCCAGTAAATACAATATTAAAACTTAAACATCTATCTGGTATTGTATTGACTGCTATTGCTAATGCGTGTAAATATTCTCCTTTATATTCTTGGTGATTATTTGTAAATTCTTTTCTAACCCAACATTTAAAATGTGGTATGTTTGAACTTAGATACATTATATTTAGTTAACACCTCCATCTTTTTCTAGCTTGTCTAAGTCTGCTATTTGGATTCTTAGCAGCCTTTGGAAATTTCTTCATCTGTCCTGCCGATCTAGCACAGTAGCTTTTACGCCTTGATGCTCTTTTACCAGTAGGTTTCTTTTCAGTTACAGCAGTCTTTAGTTTAGAACCAGGGTTCTGTCTTCTATATTTAGCAACACCTTTAGCAGTCATGCCAGCACCAGACTTAGTAGGACGTTTCATTCCCCTACCAATAGTTATGCCTTTCATATTACTAGGCTTTCTTTTTTTCTTAGTCTTCGCCATAAGTGTTCCTATACTTTTGAACTAAATAATCACAGTAATCTTGAAACCATACATGCCAATCTGTGTAGTCTTTTCTATCTGGCTTATGTATAGTAAAGTCTATCTTATCAGTATTACCGTAATCCATTAGTACATCTTATTAGAATAGTTAGCTTTACCAAATCCTCGTAAGGCTTTACCACCACCTCTACGAAAGACTTTACCACCAGCTTTCTTTTTATTAGGATTATCTATTGCATCTAATTCTTTACCTTGTTTTATAAACTTACCTAATCCTTTTTTAGTATTTTTAAAACCAGCATCTTTTAATTGTTCTTTAGTTACTGCTGCTAATTTTTTACCAGCTTTATTTGTAAAAGTAGATAAACCTCTTCTTTGTGCTTCCTCCACTGATCTAGCTGGACCTTTTTCAACTTTTTTAATTACTTTAGCTGGACCTGTTTCAACTTTTTTAGTTATTTCAACTCTACCGCCTAATGCTCCAGGGGAACGTCTATTATCTGTTTTTCTTTTTCTGCTTAAAACACTATCTGTTTTAATTGGTTTTTTATTTTTATTTCTTTGTTTATTAACAACTCCTGAAGTAAGTCCTGTACCTGCTAAAACAATAGTATCTGCAATAGCTTTATCTTTCTTTTTATTCAAAGCATCTTTTGATTTTTTAAGTTTAGTAATTCCAGTATTAGCTGCTCTTTTTTTGTTAGCAGTATCTTTTTCTCGTGCCGCTTGTCTTGTAATATTTTCACGACCTCTAGCTTCTTTACTTAAATTTCCTTTTGCTTTAGGAGGTAACTTACCTTTTAATTCAGAAGCTTTTTGTCTAGCCTTATCTAAACTTTTAAATGTTTCTTTTCCTACTTTATATATTTTTTTACCATTTTTTATAGTATACATTATAGCTTGTGCGCCTCTTATACCAGCACCTGCTAAAGGTATAAAAGTCGCAGCAGTTAGAGCAGCATCAGTAAGATTTTCTACATTTTTAGCTACTTTTTTATTTTGACTAGGGAGAAGACTATTTCTAAACTTTTGTAATCTTATTAATTCTTTTTGATCTGCTTTAGTAAAAGAGCCTGTTCTTCTTTTTTTCTGAAGATTTTTTATTTTTTCAGTTGCTTTTGCTTTTTGTTTCTTTACCTCTTCATCCATAGCTACTCTCCTATTGAAACTTTAAAAGATTTACCCTGAGAGTAATCTTCCTCTACAACTACGTCACTCTCTTTACCTGTAACGCTTGGTCCTTTACGAGCAGCACCGTATCCCTGTCCAGTTGGTCTGCCTAATACTTTATCCAAATCTACTGGAGTTGGTATCTGTGATATGGGTCCACCCATTTAACTTCTCCTTTTCTTTCTTTGCTTCTTATTAAGTTTACTTAGTTTTCTTTTTTTCTTTCCGGGTTTCATAATCTGCTGTCTAACAGATCCACGACTAATCATCGTATCCTGCACCAATTACTTTACCACCACTCATACGATAGGTAATCTTACCACCATACTTCTTAGGCATCATTTTAAAATCTTGTCCAGTGATCATACCATCTTTATTCATATCAAGTTTAGTTTGTCCTCCTACTAAACCACCCTCCATTTTTTTAATTACTTTAGGTTTTTCTGGTTTAGGTGCTAATTTAATTTTACGTTTATCACCTTTAATAATTCTTTTAATTGTAGGTGCTGCTTTTTTTACAGCGTCCTTCTCTTGTTCAGTCATGCTCATTAACTTGCTCCTTGTGTAATTGTATCTGGACCACCAGCAGGAGAACCAGCAACTGCCATATCATCTTGTCTAGTACGTCTTGCTTGATTTCGTAGTGCTGCTATAGCATTATCATATTGTGATTGCCATACTGGTAGTGTATTCCAATCTTTCATGTACATAGTTGCTTCTATCATACAACCTGCAAAAAGAGCATTATAGCAATACTCACTAAAATAATTTTGTGTTGTTACGCTTGTTCCTGTAGCTGATGCTAGAGGTAGTGGTTGTGACTGTGTTTGTATCTCAACTGTTATTGCTGAAACAGGAGTAGGCACAATTTTTACATTAGAGTTATCTCTTCTTGTATAGTATCTTGGAGTACCTGTAGATGCACTAACAGGCCAATAGTCATTGACATACTCTGATGTTCTTTGTAATAGATTAGTTATAGTTGTACCTGTACTTACAATGTAGTTTACATTACGTACAATACGTACTCTGTCATTAAGTGGTATAGCACCTGCATTACCAGAAGATACTGACACACTCGCATACTCAGTCATACCTTGATCATCTAAATCTTTAACTAAACGAAACTCTGTTTTTTTAACAAATGCAGATACCTGTGCAGAAAACTCAGTAGAATCATTCTCAGTCGTGTTGATCAAGTCTGTTTTTAAGTAAGCAAAATTAGACATACTAGCCTACAAATACGGTTAGTACTGCACCATCACTAGGAGCAGACACACTTACTACACCATACACAGGAACCCCTAACTCTCCCATATAAATATCAATGGGTGAATTGGCAGCAGTTTGAAATTGTATAGCTTTTCCTTCTGCTGTTTTATTGGTTATCTGTCTTTGACCTTTAATGGTATATAATCCAGCAGCCGTAGCTACTGCATGTACTGCTAAAATTCTTGTTACTGTAGGTCTATTATTTCCTGTACCATTGCTACCTACAGTGGTGTCATCGTCTACATACTTTAAGACTGCATCCCCTGTAGCTATAGCTGCTTTAATATTTGTACTCATGTCTTCTCCTTATAATAATGAGGAAGAGGTTTCCCCCTTCCCCATATATTAATTAACCTGCGCTACCAAAAAACCCACGCCAATCAGAAACACCAAAGCTATAACGCTCTCGTGCCTTGAAACGAAGGTTACCAGTGTCGAAGTCTGGCTCCATCTTAGTTTGAAGAGGAGTACGGTTAAACATCTTAGCACCATTAGGTACGTCAGTCTTGACAAAGTAAGCGTCAGTGTCTGTGAACCTTCGGTTGATGTAGTACCCATCTGGTAGCATACCTAGATGACGAGTGGCATTTATTGCATTCGTATTAGGGTTAGCACCTGCTGCACTCGTTTGAGTGTTGCCGGGACTAGATAAAATACGATCTGAAATAGCCCATGAGTCAACTGGGACATGTAGACTTACTGCACTTGCACCAATTAAGATACCACGATCATCAGCAATCTTTTGGATGTTCGTTAGAATGGTTTCAAGTGTAGCCTCTGACAGGTCAGCAGCAGCAGCTAAGTTGCTCTGATTACCAGCAGAGATTGTTGGGTGTGCAGCAGAAAAGAATGCAGCCCCATCACCAATAGTATCTGAGAAACCATTGTTGAATAGATTTGCAGCTTTAACCTGCTTAGTGTTAGCCATTGCACGAGCAAGACCTCTAGCACGAAGCTTGGCAAACGTATCATATAGATTGTCTTCCATTGCTTCTTCTGTAATGGCGAATGCCAATGCTACAGTCTCAGCCGTATAACGTGCTACATAACTCTCTTG